TCAGTTCAGCACCGACAATGACGGTCTTAACCGGGTCAGTAGCGGACACTTCGTATACGCGGTCGCGCAGTTTGGTGGTCATGCCGAGGCGACGCCAAATAGCGCGGGTGCTGTAAGTGCCAATTGCCCCTACGCTGGTCCACCGTTCGTTTGACCAAGTGTGACCTCCATCGTCTGAGAAGCGCAACATTACCTGCGGCAGAGAACCTTGACCGCTGTTCAATCCCACGCCCGTCTCGCAGTCCAGTTGCAGCATATGGTGCGTAGTGCGCTTCAGGTCGTTCTGCCCCGTAGGCAGGGCACGCCATGAGCGAAGCCATTTTTGCACGGAACCGTCGTCGGCATACACCGACAGGTCAAGGACGTACACTTTGCCGTTTTCGTAGTCGCCAACGTGAGGGACGTTGTTAAACGCCGCCTGACAGTTGCTACGATGGCGTACAAAGTCGCCTAGCAAGAACCCGGCACGCTCATGCCAGGCGTTAACCGCTACGTCGTAGACCCACGTTTTGCCAGCGGTGGGGAAGGTAAGCACATAAAATGCGTGGCCCTCTTGCTGATAGGTATAAGCAATGGCGTCCGAAATAGTGCCATACGACTGGATGGCGTACTCAATTGCATGAGTAGAAACGCGCTGTCCCGTGTATCCGTTGGCGCGGTAGACAATTCCCTGCCCGCGAGCGTCAGCACCCAACCAGAAGATGCCATTGTCCAGCTTGGCAACCGAGTACGGGGCGACACAGCCGATTTCATTGAACGCACCCTGAATGCGGGTCAGCGGGAAATCAGCCTCGCCGGAGTTGTACCAGACTTCCGTGGAGTCCGTGCCGAACAACCACAGTTCGCGGTGGTCCACGATAAGGGACACCAGCCCGTCAGGCGAGCCTTCAGCGGACGCAAAGTCCAGCGGGTCTACCGACAAACCGTCCAGCAGAGAGGTAATCCACACCGTCTGGCTGTTGGGCTGGTTGAATACAAAGTAGCCGTCTAGGTAGCCTACATTTACCGCGCCCTCAAAGTCGGGGTCAGTGATTTGGGCAAACACGTCGGTGTTGTAGTTGTAAATAAATCCGTTAGGGTTGCAGGCGATGAACAACTGCGTACCGTTGTCCGCCATGCTCACAGGGCCAGTGCCGGTCACCGTACCCTTTAGGGTAGCAACGTAGGCAGAGGTCACTTGGTAAAAGCCCGTACCCGACACAACGTACAGGTAGCCGCTGTGCGACCACAGCCCGCGAATAGGACCGGACCCCACGGTGGCTACAAGGCGTAGGCCGGGGGCGCGGTTCAGGAAGCCGGGTTCTTTACCACCCTCGGGCACGGCTTCCGGAAAAAGATTAACACAGCGGTTGTCGGCGGCGTTAACCGACCGAGCAACATATGCTGCCCCGAGGATGGGAGTTTTCATGCTGCCTGTGCCATTTAGTAATCAAAAATTCCCGGCGAACACGTTGAACCGCTGGCGCGTACCAACAAGGCTGTACGGCAAGCCCATCACATCGCCTGGGTTGTTAATACGCTTCAAGTTCCGCTTGCTGGTCATCGCAATGCGCTGCACCTGCGGCGAGGGTTCCACGCCAAACTCAGGCGCAATCTCGCAGGCAAGGTTGTAGCGGAATGCCCGCAGGTAGCCCGGCGGGAACGCAATTACCGTAGACAGCGTGGCAGGCTGGTCTAGCGGGTCTACCGAGATAAAGTGCCACTCCAGCGCACGGGTCGGCACAGGGTAAACGTGCAGGTCTACGTCGGGGTAGTTAGTGTTAACCCACATCACCTGCGGGAACGTCGATGTCACGGTCTTGACCGCAATGCCGTCGTACTGCTGCTGGTTGATAATTTTGATGCCGTATGAAATGCCCGACGCAGGGTCAATAAAATAAGTGCTGTCGTCTAGCAGAATAGGACGATTGCCTACAAAGTTACCGGATGGGCCAAGCGTGCGGCTGAGTTGACCAGCAGGCCAAGTAAACACTTGTTCCTGCGTGGTGAAGATAGACAGGCGTTCCGTAGACCACGAGTCAATCATTTGCTGCATGGCAACAAGCGCATCGTCAGCCGTGGAGGCAGACGGAACCTCACCTTCAGCCAAAACGCCTAGAAGACGCAGTGCGCCGTTAATGAGTTCAGCACAGGTAGCCATGATTAGCCCTCGGCGGTCTTAGGGGGTCGTCCTCGACGGCGAGCAAGCTCGTTAACCGGAGCCGCCTCGGTGGGCGTGTCGTGATTGTACCGCGACCAACCGTTGTTTTCATCCTCCACAGCCTCAACTTCGCTGATAGCGACTTTGGTGCCGTGAACGGGGTGGGATAGGTAGATGACCATATAAGGGTCAGGGGGCCGAAGCCCCCTTTCCCAGTGCCATTAGGCTACGCGGTACAGCGTCCAAGAGTTGTCACCCGTCTTGCGGGCGCGGAACAAGGCCGAGGTAACGGTCGCAGCAGTCAGGGTGCCGACAATGGTCCAGCCCGTGCCGGTCGCCAAAGTAAGCGTTGAGCCAGCCGTGTTGATGAAGTTGACTTCAAAGCCAGCGTCCACCTTCGGGTTGACCAGCGCGGCCTCCAGCAGTGCCACCGTGGGCAGCGTCTGGGTGCCAGGCGTACCCGAGCAAACAACGATGCCCGTCAGCAACTGAGCAGCCGTCAGCGTACCGGCGGCAGAAACCGCAGCAGGCGTGGACTGGATAACGAGAACCGGCTCATTGACGTTGCCGTCCGTGAACTGGTAGCCACCACCAAGGGTAGGAAATGCCATGTGAAATACTCCTGAAAACTAAGAATGAGGTAAGTAACCCCGGCTGTTACACCGGGGTCACGGTAGGTCTTAGCCCCACATACGCACGGCAGCAGCCGGGCGGATGGCGGCAAAGCCGTACAGCACGTCAATACGGCAGGGCATACGGTCGTTGTTGATGTCGTACTGACGCACGACACGCAACGAGATACCGTTATGCACCTGACGCGACGCCATGTCCACGCCCTGCGGGAGCAGGAGGTCGGCAGTGGCAAACGTGATGGCGTCTTTCTGGTACACGAGGTTCTGCGGGTACGCCGTCGAGGCCGAGCCAAGCACCGTCACCACCGCAGAGTTCTGCGGGAAGGCGTTGATGGTGGCAAGGGCGTTAACCGGGGTGTACATCGCAGGCGACACGCTGATGGAAGCCCAGTTGCCTGAGGCTGCGGTGGCGAGGGCCGTCACCGTGAACTGCTGCAACGAGCCGGTGGACTGACGGGTCTGCGGGTTGACCGCAAACACACCAGCAACCGTGAACACGTCACCAACCACCATCGTGGCAGCACCCGCGTCGCCGTTGACGGCAATCGTGGTTGCGCCCTGAGTGCTGATGGTGCCGTTGACGGTCAGCGAGGCGGTAGCCGAACGAGTACCCGTGGTGTGGGTCGCGATGGACTGGCTCATGTTGATTTCGTCATAGCCCAACACGCCTTCGCCCATCATGCCCGTCTTGAACTGACGGCTGATGGTGGACTGCGGGTTGAAAAGACCCTTCAAACCCTCGACCAGACCAGCGTTGGCAGCGGGGTTAACCGTCGCGTAGCGGTTGGCCTGAGCAGCAGCCGTTTCGTTTAGCTTCTGGTGGCCAGCAAGCAGCACAGCCGAAGTACCCGGCGTGGTGCCCGGCGTACCAATCGACTGGTAAATGCTCTTGTAGGAGTTGGCCACGTCAGCGTCCACATAGGCAGCCAACTGGCTGATACGCGGCTTTAGCACGCGGTCAGCAAAGTCGTCCAACTGCATGGTCAGTTCGGCAGAGGTGAAGTTGATGCCAATGTGCGCCTGGTTGGACACAGCAAGCGTGGTGTACTGCTCGTTATCGTCCTGCACCTGAAGGGCAGCGCCCGAGGTGACCAAAGCGCGGTCCGGCAAACGGATACGCAGGGTGGAGCCAATCTTGGCACCTTCCACGGCAAACGAATCGTCGTAGGCGCGGTTGACGTTACGGGTGAGTACCAGTGCGTTCTCAAAAATAGAAAGCGATTTACGGGTAATCATGTCAATAGTCAGCAGGCTATTAGCCACGGTAATCTCCTAACAAATGTTGTAGCGGGTTATCGGCGCTGCGCTTCCCACTTAGCAATCTGTCTCCGGCGGTCAGCCTCAATCCACTCCGACGTACTCATGGCCTTTACAGACCTTGGGTCGGTGGTGTCGTAGGCGGAGGACGAACCTCCTCGGGCGGTAACAGGTGCAATCGGCGGTGGCGCAGAAGTTGAGCGTTTGACCGGCGGGTTGGAAAGCAACTTGGCTTCCAGCCTACCAATCTCTTTCGCCTGCAAGAACGGCGGCAGGTCGGCAATCTTCGACGCTTCTGCGGGGTTGGAACCGAGGTAGTAGGCTACGTCCGGGCCAACTTCAGAAGATCGAATGGTGTCAGCCATCACCTGCGTGATTCGAACATGGTCTCCGTATGCGACTTGCTTAAAGTCTGCATATTTCTCGGTCGCCACTTCCTCACGTTCGTGATAAGCCGACAGGGTCTCAACCTGCATCCGCTGCATTTCACGCTGCTGGATGAGTTCGTGTGCCTTCTTGTACGCCAACGCTTCTGCGTAGGCATCCGGCGACTCAAACTGCTCCATCGGCGGGACTTCCAGCGGCTGCTGCGGTACGGCTTGCGCCGCCTGCATGGCCTGTTCCCTTGCCCACTTACGCTGCTCTCTTGCGAGACGCTTGCTGATGGCGGCGTCCAGTTCCTCCTGAGTGAAGGACTTGGGCGTAACTTCAGCCTCCGGCGTTTCAACTACTGCGGTCTCAGGTGCTGCCGTGGCTACCTGTTCCGGCGCGGGTTCAGCCGCTACAACTTCAACATCTGACATGGTGATTCCTAAGAATCCCTGGTGGGCCGCACCAGTACGGTTAGTCTACTCCGCACTACAGCGAAGTCAATAATAGGCAACAGAACGCCCCCACAGCCCCGCCAAGGGCCGTTGCGGCGAAGTCTTTAGGGTCGGGCGTCCCATGCCCGCGCTTGTCCCATATCTCCTTAGCCGCGCCCATAAGGGCAGCGGTGAGGATGGCAAACCACAGGTCAATCGGGTACAGAGTCGCGGCAATTGCCCACCCCCACCAAAAATGCGCTTGCTTGTCGATGGGCGGCATTTTCATGCCCACACCCTCCGCCAGATGAGCGGTTCCGGATTGACCATGAACGCATCCAGCGCCGGGTCGTAGTCCTCCACCCGCAGGTTCACGTGCCAGCCCGCTTGGGGCGTCACGATGGGGTTCTCGGGGTCGGTGTTGTCCACGTTGTACAGCACGCCAAGGACATCGGTCAGCGGGTAGATTTGCTGCTTTTCGCCGTCCACGGTGGTGTACAGGAACGGGTCGGCCTCGGCCTCGCTGGCAAATTTCAGGTAGAGGTCGGTCATACGGTCAGCGCCTTTATGGAGGCGTCAGGCAGCGCACTTGGGTAGTAATTGATGGACTGAATATGTCCGCAAATTTGCGCGCCGCCCGTTGACGCGCCAAACAAAAACGTGGCGATTGTTGAAAAAGCACCGTTGTACGTTCCGGTTGCTACAGTTCCGCCGTTCAAAACGGCCTTGGCTACGGTAGTCCCGTATACTGTTGCCGCCTTAAATGTGGTTCCAGCAAAGGTGGTATTAGCGGTTAAGGTCAGGTTGGTTCCATCAAAATTACCAACGCCGCCTGCCGCAGAATGCACATACATCGGGTATTTAGTAGCGCCTGAATTGTCAACAATCAGGTATCGGGGGAAAGCCTGAGTTTCGCCCGTAAAGTACCAAGTGCCTGCCGCTGTGTTGTACCAAGTGCTTGCTGAAATAGTCGCGCTATCCGCGCTGCGGGTCACTTGGCTAGCCACGGTGGGGATGTACGAGGTGGCAAAGGCCCCGGCTTCTAGCTGAGCGCCGTAGGCGTAGAGGAAGTCTCCTGCGGCCTGCACACCGCCGGTGACCCCAACATAGCACAGCAATCCGTCACTAACGGTAATGCCAGCGGTTGCGGTGATGGCAATACGCCACCAGCCATTGCCAATGTTGGTTACGACAACGCCAGTGCTGCCAACGGTGTAAGTGAATACACCAGTGCCGTAATTCAACGTGCCGCCGACAAGGCTTGTCGCGGTAGTGTTGTTTCGTAAAAGGAATGAGTTTGCTGTGGTTGCGCCAGTGCCTTGTTTGACGTGAACAGAAAATGTGTGAG